TACGACATACCTTACGCAGCGTATTCCAATGGACTACGTGTTGCCGATGGCGTGGCTACTCGCGTGCAAACGCGATTCCCCATCATCGGTGAACGGCGACGTGTACACCATGAGAATCCTTCATGGCGCAAAGAGGTAGCGTTAGGGCAGAATGCCACAACGTTATTCAATGCGCGTGAGAGGTTACTCAAGCGTGTTCCTGTCGTTGCTCATTGTGAGGTTGACGGAAAGAAAAAGAACCCTGCGTTTCAAAACGTGACGTACGACTACTGGGGCGACACTGAGGATTGGGGTATCCCCCTATATGCTCATGTCGGTATCCCAGCGGACGTTGCCACCGCTGCTGACATCCAAGCCCGTGAACGGTTCCTTGCCGACTACAGACAAGCACGCACTGCTTTTATGAGCGGTGTGTTTCTTGGCGAGTTGGCCGAGACCGTCCGTATGATCAAGTCACCCGCATCTGCTCTACGTGAAGGAGTTGTACGCTACCATCGGGACGTAAAGAAACGTCTTCGACGAGTGCGTGCGCTACCTCAGTACAGGAAGATTGTGGGCGAGACTTGGCTCGAGTACGCTTTTGGATGGCGGCCATTTATTCGCGACGTAGCTGATGCCTGTCGTATAGCGAGTGCCTCTCCGGACTCGTATAGGCAGACCATCAACGCCTCGAAAACGATTGAATGGAACGACATCCAGAAGACCGTAACCCGTAACCCTGGCTCCACTATTAATCTGCCGTTCTGGAAGGAATTCTACCAGCAGCAGACGAAAGTGAAAGTCAGGTATAAGGGTGCAGTTGATGCGCGGATCAAACCTCCGAGCTTCCCGGAGCAGCTGGGCCTTTCCTGGTCCAACGTGCTTCCGACAGCCTGGGAGTTGATCCCGTACAGCTTCCTCGTAGATTACTTTTCCAACGTTGGAAAAGTGATCGAAGGCATATCCACTGGTACGATCCTGCTGGCCTGGGGCTGTCGGACGTACCGAGCGACGAGGATTATGCAGATGCAGTCCTCTGTCGATCTCGGTGCGTGTCAAGCAGCCGTAGGTCATCAGTTCGTCCGTGCACGTGTGTACGGAGCTGGAGAGACGGGCCAGAGTAGGCACATCGACCGTTCACCTGTGTTCGCTGTTTCCCTCGGCCTGAGGGACTTACGACTACAGGTACCGGGCGCTGGGCTTAAGTGGCTCAATATCGCCGCACTCGCAAACTTGCGTTTTCGGTAACACTACTCGATCATTTTGCGCTCTTTAGCGCTGGAGAAATCCATGACCGTTGCCTTGACCTCACCCGTGACGGGCGCTGCCCAGACCGGGCTTACGTCCCCGACGTATACCATCGTCGCGGACACGCCGCCGAATGCGTACTCGAAGCAATGGGCTGTGACCGCCTTGGGTGGTACGCAGACCAATGTCGATACGCATGCGGCGTCGAAGCCGTTCACGATCACTTTCAGCAGACCGCAGAACATTCGTCCTGCGGCAATGCCGAGTGCCGTGACCGGCATCATGCCCAATACGCCGCGAAACGTCTACACGGCGCTCGTGCGCAAGGGGACAGCCCCCGGCGCCGGGCAATCGCCACAGATCTGCGTTCTCCGCTCGGAGTTTTCAATTCCGGCGGGCGCGGACGTGGTCGAACCGGAAGACATTCGTGCTGCGCTCTCGCTCCTCATCGGGGCGCTCTCGCAGCAGTCGGCGGGTCTGGGCGACACTCTCATCAACGGCCTGCTCTGATGAAGCTGCAGCTCTCGCTGCTCCTTCAATGGGCTCAGTCGTTGCTGAGAATCTTCCTGTCCTTCACTAGAAGGTAGGAAGCGTCGCCTCGATTCTGGTATCTTTTAGATCCAGGCAAGGTGAACCGTGATATCTATCACTGCTCTTTCAAATTACCTATTCGAGGACCTCTATGACTACTTTGACCTCAAAAACTCAGTTGCCCGCTGCCATCACCTCGGTAACGTACGTGATCCGGAAGGACGAACTTCAGCAGTTCATTCTGACGGCCAACGATGCGCGACCGACTCGACAGCAGATGGACGCCTACGATCTTCTGCAGATGTTTCAGGTTCTCAACGCTCTAAGCCCGGAGAGCTTCATGCTCCTCGTGGCCAAAGCGTTGCTGGACGAACACTCCAGAGCCGTACGCCCAACTGGGAAACGGAGGTCTGGAGTCGTAGTGCGCTCCCCGTCGAAGTCGCGGCCCAAAGCCTTACGAAGTCACTCCCGAAAAAATTCCGGGATCTGACGTCTCGCAAGGCCGAGGACGCGGCTTATGACAAGTTCCTGCTCGTTAATGAACGGTGCAAGAACTGGGAGCTGAACCTGCGGTTTAGCTGGGAGGAGGAGCTCGTCGGTCTCCTTAAACAAGAGATTGACGATTTCTTCCATCCCGGCGGCGAGCTCCTGTTTGACAGTGTGAATGCGATATTTGATCGCGGACACTGTGGTCCAGGGGCGAGCCTCGGCGCGAACGGGGTCGACTTCTATACGAAGTTGTTCTCGTCCGATCTTACTGCAACGTCCTTCGAGGTGTACTATCAGTACGCCGCGTGGTGCGCAGCAGACCCCAAATGGCGAGACGCCGAATTTGATCGGCTTACCTCGTTTGGGCTGCCCAGCATCAC